CGCAGGGAAGGTAGCAGCGTTAATCGCGGGATTCGATACAGAAGAATTTGAAGCAGCAATCAATGAGATCGACAATGATAAAAGCGATATATCGGACGCGAAGCTGCACAGAATGTTCTGTGATGCTATGGCAAAGATGAAAATAATTATTGATCCGGAAAAGCTAAAGGATCTTCTGTGCGAATACATAGATAATAGCATGGGCGAGAATTACGAAGATCTGAAGAATGCAGATCGGAAGACCAGAAAAAAGATCGAAGTGGTTATAAAGAAAAATGAATAGAAGGAAGGGCAGTGAAAGGAATATCAGCGGAAGCGTGCCGATTCTGCGGACAGATGATCCAACTGGACGAAGAGCAAGAATACACAAAGCCGCAGGCAGAAGAAGCGGCGACGATGCTGTGTACATGCACAGCGGCACAGGAATATCAGAAAGAGAAGATGCGCAAGGACAAGGCGATGAAGAACGTAGAAAAGCTGTTCGGTCAGGACGCAGAACCAGACAAGCGGATCGGTGAAGGAATCGTCGAGATATTACGGGAAGCGGTAGAAGAAATTTACACGGGAGGGCTTGCAAAAGTAACGCTTAATATGCGGGGCGGCGTAAAAGCGCAGATCTCACAGAATGCTAAAGGCGAAATCAATGTAGAACGAACGGAAACAAGAAAACAGAAATTGACAGAATAGGAGAAAGAACGATGGCAAAAAACGAAGTAAAAGAATTTAAGGAACTTGCAGATGCATTCAGAGGGGCAGCGGATATTTTGGATGAAGTAATCGAAAATTTAGAGAATGAAGCTATTCAGGAAGAAGAGAGAGACAAGAAAACCGATGAACTGATGGGAAAATTCATGTGGCAAATGGTGAAATTGAACTCATTGCAGAATTAGGAGGATGAAGGGATGGCAGCAGGATGGAGCGTCATGGACGCGCTGAATAAAAACAGCAAGGCGGCGGCGGAAGACAAACCGAAGGCAAGATTCAGAACACGGGACATCAGCATCAAAAAAATGTACAGTAATGATTTGAATTTTTATTCGATGGACGGGATCACAGAACTTGCTTCACAGATTCTGGCGATCGGCATGGTGGAAAATATGACAGTCGCATATGATCCATGTGATAAAGGCGAATACAGAATCATTGCAGGCGAAAGACGATGGCGTGCACTGTGCATGTTATGCGAAAAAGGATATTCGGAATTTGAGATCGCGACATGCCAGATCAAGACGCCAGCGCAGGAACATGAAGAAACGGTTCAGCTGATTATGGCGAACGGATACCGGAATAAAACCGTAATGGATATTCTGGAAGAAGAAAGAAGGCTGAAACAGTCTCTTCAGTACATGAAAGACAATAACATTCCTTTATCCGGATATAGCCTGGACAGTGGCAGGCTGCGGGACGTGATCGCACAGATCATGAACACAACGACCACAAAGATCGCACAGATCGAAAGCATCAACAATCGCCTGATTCCGGAATTTGCGGAAGAATTAAAAAATGGGCGACTGACTTTTTCGGCGGCATATGAGATCAGCGGAATGGCAGAGGATATACAGAAAAAGATGCTGGAGCGTTACAAAGAAAACGGACTGACGTGGAAGGAGGTCAAGGAAGCGAAAAAAGAAGCGGAAGAAGCGGAAAAGGCATCAGAAATCGGCGGACAGATGAATCTTCCAGAAGGGCAGCAGGACGATCCAGAAGATCAGCAGGGGCAGCAGGACGATCCGGAAGATCAGAAGGAAGAAGAATGGCAGCAGGCGCATCCGGAAAGTATAACATCACTGTGTTATTCATGCCAGAGATACACAGAATGCAATGTGAAGACGTCAACGGTCGAAAATTGCGATCGCTATGTGAATAAGGCAGAAGCGGAAAAGACCGATGAACAGAGATACGACGAAGAACAGGATCGGATCGACCGGGAAACAAAAAAGAAGCTGCGCGAAATGGAAAATGAAGAAAAAATGAACAATCTTCCTTCGGACGACAGGAAGAAAAGGATGATGCGCGTGTCTGCAAAACTTTTCGCAGATATAAAATCATCAAAGATCTGTCACATGATTGTTCAGCAGGATGAAAAGTTGCCGTTCAGGGAAAAAGATATTCTGAAGCTGCTGGAATTCAAGGAAGGGCGTGCAACAGGCGATCAGATGCGCGTGTGTGTAACGTGCGCAGACGATTCAAATTCTTCCAGCGCTATCGTTGAAGGATATGCAGTAATCGGAATCATGGATGTGTATGACGCGGAACAAATGGGACTGATTGATTTGGAGGATGAAGAGTAATGAAGGCGAAAGAAGTATTTCAGGATCCGAAGAAAAAGAAGTACAGCGTAAAAGAATTGCTGAAAGAGGACAGGCTGACAGATGCAATCATGGGGATGATTACAATGCAGCGAAAATTATGGGAAACAATGAACGCGGAGAACTATGCAGAAGTAGAAAAGACATTTGATACGGCGATCGCCTGCATGATGGCAAATGTACTTGATGTAAAACTGGCTGAAGCGGGAAAAGAAGCAGGGCGGGAAGGCAACATGCCCGTCCTGCAAAGCGCCACATAGAAAGGGGAACAGTATATGAACAAATTTGAATTGAATAAATATCTGGCAGGCGGCGAAGTATTCTGCGATAGATGCGGAAAGAAAATCAATATGGAACAGGCAGCACAGACAAGAGAGATCACAAAGGATGTCGAAGGATTAGGAGTGGTCGAACAGTTCTTTGAATGCGAAAACTGCGGAATGCACTACACTGTATTGATTATAGACCGGAAGATGAAAGAAATGATAAAAAAGCGGCAGTGGATACATAAACAGATCGCACTTCATAAACAGATCAAAAGCCGGGAAGCAACAATTCGTAAACTTATGCAGGAAGACGAACAGATCAAACAGCAGCAGACGCAGCGAATGTCAAAATTAAAAAAGAGATACAGAAAGGAGATTGAAGGAAATGAATAATAGTATTCTGAATGCGATGAATACAATGCTGGCGACAGTAGGAACGGCTATTCTTTTGGTAGTCATGGTTTTGGTGCTGATCGGGTTGGTGTTGTTGGCTGTGATTGTAATTATGGCGGGAATTGAATCAATTAGGGAATCGAGAAAGGATAAAAAAGATGAATAAAGTTATTTTGATGGGACGGATGACGCGGGATCCGGATATTCGCTATTCACAGGGGCAGGATCAACAGTGTGTGGCGCGATTTACACTTGCGGTGAACCGAAATCAGAAAAAGCAGGAGGGCAGGCAGGAAGCAGATTTCATTTCATGCGTTGCATTCGGTAAAAAAGCAGAATTTTGCGAAAAGTGGACAAGGCAGGGGACAAAGATCGTTCTTTCCGGAAGGATCGCCACAGGAAGCTATACGAATCGGGACGGCGCGAAGGTATATACAACGGATGTCATTGCAGAAGAAATCGAATTTGCTGAAAGCAAGGCAGCAGCAGGCAACGGAAACGATCGGGGGCAGCAGGCAGCACCGGGAAACACATATTCTGACGCCGGGGATGGATTTATGAACATTCCGGATGGGATAGATGAAGAATTACCTTTCAGCTAAATAACAGGGAAGAAGGTGAAAAAGTGAAAATCATTGAAATGGCAAAAAAAGCGAAAGAATTTGTGACCGAAAAGATCAGAAAGCCGAAATATAAAAAAGGCGGACTGACAGACTTTGCAGGAAACGAAGTAATAGTAGAAAAAGGTGAATTGATAATGACGATACCGAAAAATATGATTCCATTAACGGATATGACCGCGCAGAACGGGCAGGAAGACGGGAAACAGGAACAGACAAGGGAATCTTCACATGAAGATACAAAACGGCAGGAAACGCCAGAAATGGACGTCACAGTGCCAAAAAATAGCGATACATACGATCAGGCAATAAAGAGTTTATCAGAATCAATTCAGACGATGGCAGATGCGATCGGTCAAGTAGGAAAGACGATGGCTGATGCGGTTGTAAAAGCGTCAAACAGCCCGGATATGCAACTGTTCATAGACAAAATACGGCATATGAGTATGACGGAAGCACAGATCCGGAAGGAACAGCTGTGGCGGCACTACTATGAGGAAAAAACAAAGATGTCGAACAATAAGCGACGAATGCGCGGGATCCCGATGGTAAGAAGACCAAAACGGCAGCAGTACAGAGTAAGGAAAAAGAAAGAATAATAAAAGGCGGTGTGACAGAATTATGCAGCAGGAAATCGACAAGCAGCAGCAAAAGTTCATACAGAATGTTATTCAGACAGCTATAGAAACAGAAAGGCAGATCCAACGAAATCAGATTCTTCATAACACAAGGATCCTGATGGAGCAATACATAGAAATGCGGAAACACTGCGAGAATGCTGTTTCTGAAAGCGATGATCTGGATTCGGTTGAATTCGCCATATTTAAGAGCGACAATGAAAACACATATCTGGAAAGTGTAAGAAGATCAAAGCTGAAAACGGCGATGATGCTGACGAACATCGACAGGGCGATGGACGAAATAAAAGAAGAATATGAAAAGAAGGGGATGTTGTACAAGTATGAAGCCTTCCGGATGCACTATGTCGATGGAATGTCATATGAGGAAGTTGCAGAAGTTCAGAATTGCGGAAAAAACACGCCTGCGAGATGGTCGAAGGAGATAATCAGAAAAATGTCTGTGAAACTATTCGGAGTAGAAGGCGTTGAAAAGTGGTAAAATATTGTGGATAAATCAATCGAAAATAGAAAGAAATGGTGTAAAAAGTTGGGGAAAAGTTGGGGTTTTAATGGTGGGATAAACAAAGTAGAATAGTAATGTGAAAAGTTGCAAGAAGCAGCGGTACAGAAATGTGCTGCTGCTTTTTCTTTGCTATTTTTCGCCCTTTCTTTTCATGGATAGCAGACGCATACGTCGATTATGACGCCTGCGTCTGGCACATGAAAATAAAAAAGAAAGAGGGATTAAAAATGCTACTGAAAAGATGCAGATGCGGGGCACTGATTCCACAGGGAATGAAGCTGTGCGAAGCATGTGCAGCAGGCAGCGGCGGGCAGCAGTCACGGCACATGGAATACAACAAATATCGCCGGAATAAAAAGACAGCGCAGTTCTATATTTCAGCGGAATGGCGCAGGGTTCGGGCGATTGCACTGGCGAAATATGACGGGCTGGATCTGTATGCGTTCTATGTGCAAAAGAAGATCGCGACGGCTGACATGGTTCACCACATTATAGAGATCGAAGAAGACTGGTCAAAGCGTCTGGATGCGCTGAATTTATTCCCGTTATCGAACGCGAATCACGGGATCATCAGCGCGTTATATAAACGTGACGAAGAGACAAAGAGACGAACGCAGGAACTGCTGAAAGAGATCCTGCGGATCCACACAGAAGGGCATGGGGGTATAGAAAAGTTTCTGCCATTCCCTGATTAGTCGCGCTCCCTCTATTCCGTGGAGAAAACTCCCCACCAGAATTTCAAAATATAGCGCCCGGACGAACATGTGTCAGAATCTGACACATCCGCAAAGATAAGCAGCAGGAAAGGAGGTCGAGAAAGTGGCAGGAAGACGACAGCCGATTCAGCTGGTGCAGGCAAAAGGGAAAAAACATCTGACAAAAGCAGAGATCGAAGAAAGGGAACGAACGGAAGTGAAAGCGCCGTCAGATAAAGTGACAGCGCCTTCGTATTTGACACCGGGACAGAAAAAGGCGTTCCGGAAAACGGTCAAGGAACTGCGCGAAATCGACCTGATTTCCAATTTGGACATTGACGCGCTGGCGCGCCTGATTATTGCACAGGACAAATACAGAGAAATAACGGAACAGATCGCAAGTATGCCGCTGATGGTAACGATCACAAAAGAGGTCGGAAAGGATGAAAACGGCGAACCGATCATGAAGGATTATGAAGTGGTAAATTCACAGGTTGAACGGCTTGCGATAATTCAGGATCGTTATTTCAGGCAGTGCAGGCAAGGTGCGGCAGATTTTGGACTGACAGTGTCATCGCGATGCAGGCTTGTCGTTCCAAAAGCGCCGGATCCGCCGAAGGGAAACAAATTCACTGACAAATTCACATAAAAAAATGCAGGACAGGGCGACACAATACGCTGCGGACGTTCTTGCGGGAAAGATCATTGCGGGCGAACTTGTAAAACTGTCATGCAAGCGCCACATGGAAGATCTTGAACGGTCAAAAGCTGCACCGTTCAAATATTATTTCGATGTGGAACAGTCAGAAAGGATCATTGACTTCGCCGAAACGCTGACTATTGCAGAAGGCGAAGAAGAACAGGACGTAGAATGCTATGCATTCCAGTGCTTCATTCTCGGATCGTTAAACGGTTGGAGAACAAAAGCGGGATCATATAGGCGATTCAGAACGTCATATGTGCAGCTTGGTCGCCAGAATGGAAAATCATTTATCAACGGAATTCTGGCGGCATACTACGGTAATTTTGACCGATACAAATACGGTCAGATATATTGCACGGCAACAAAAAAAGATCAGTCCATGATCGTATTCAATGAGATCGTGAAGTTTATTCGGTCGGATAGCGATCTGGAAGAGTGTTTCCGGATCCATGAACATAACAGTACGATCGAATGCCTGATAACACACAGCAAGATCAAAGCACTTTCTGGCGATACGAAATCAATAGACGGATTCCGCCCGTACTTAGGGATCGTTGATGAATACCATGCACATAAAGACGATCAGATGTACAAGCTGTTAGAAGGCGGCATCAAAAAGATGAAGTCGGCGCTGATTAGTGTCATCACGACAGCGGGATTCGACCTGAAATCGCCATGTTTCGCATTGTATGAATACTGTGTAAAGGTGCTGAAAGGCGTTGCACACAACGATTCACAATTCATTTACATCGCACAGATGGATGAAACGGATGATATGTGGACGCCGGAAAACTGGATCAAAGCGAATCCGATCTTGCAATACGACGCTGATGCATTGGAAAACATGATTCCGATAGCAGAAACAGCGAAGGAAATGGGCGGATCTACGCTGCGCGATTTCATTGTAAAGCAGCTGAATATGTGGATCCAGTGGACGAACGACGTATACATCAAAGATATGTCGATCTGGAATGCATGTGCAGTCAAGAAAACGCTGGAAGACTTCAGAAAACAGAAATGTTATGTCGGGCTTGACCTATCATCAGGCGGCGACTTGACGTCAATCGCAATCGTTATTCCGTATATGCGCGATGGGAAGAAAAGATACTTCGTTCACACACATAGTTTTATTCCGAAACGCAGGGTAGAAGAACATATAAAGACCGACCGCGTTCCTTACGATTTATGGATCAAACAAGGAATTGTTGAAGTAACAGAAACAATGGGCGGCGTAAAAACTGACTACAAGTACATTCTGAAGTATCTGGAAAAGATCGTAAAACAGTATGAACTTGATGTGCAGTTCATCGCATACGATCCACACAATGCTTCAGCATTCTTAGCAGATCTGGAAGCAATGGGATTCGACAGTATTGCAGTATCGCAGTCTGCGAAGTCGCTGAACGATGCGACAGTGGATTTCAGGCTTGAAATAGAATCGGGCAATGTGGAACACGACGGAAATGAAGCGATTACATGGTCGATAGCGAATGCGAAAACCACATCAAACAGCTTCGGAGAAATCAAGATTGATAAAGAATACCAGACAGAAAGAATTGATATTGTGGACGCAATCATAGACGCATGGACAGAAGCAATGAAAGGCGAAGTGAAGCCTGATGTGAACAAATATGCAGAAATGTGGTTGCAAATGTCAGAGAAATACACAGGGAAAAAGACAAGGAGGTGAAAAGAATGAACATGTGGCAGCGGTTCAAAAATTGGGTTGCGAAGGTGATGAACATTCAGACACAGGAATCGCCGTCGATGGAAGAAGAATCATTTCTTGAATGGTTAGGAATCAAAAGAAAGAACCGATCAGATCCGGTGTCGGAAGTAACATATTTCACATGTCTGAAGATGATGTCAGAAACTGTGGCAAAGATGCCGTGGAAATATTATCAAAGCACTGATCGCGGCATAGTAGAGCCGGAAATGTCTGACGTAGCGAAGCTGCTGAAGGTGCGCCCGAATCCATTCATGACACCGACGGCGTTCTGGAATGCCGTGGAAATGAACAGAAATCATTTCGGAAACGCTTATGTATATGTCAGATCGAAGTTCAAACGGGCGAAGATCGGCGGCGAATACAAGGTGCTTGATCTTTGGATCATGCCGTCAAACTGCGTTCAGATTATTGTCGACGACAAGGGATATTTCGGGGGAACAGGACGGATCTGGTATGTCTACAACGACAAATACAGCGGTCAACAGTACATATTCAGGACGGAAGAAGTGCTGCATTTCAAGACGTCACATTCTCTGGACGGAATCACAGGGCTTCCGGTGCAGGCGATACTAAAAAATACAGTAGAAGGCGCAGCTGCATCACAAGAATTCCTGAACAATTTATACCAGAACGGATTGACTGCAAAAGCGACATTAGAGTACACGGGCGATTTGAATGAAGAAGCTGTCGAAAAGCTAAAGCAGGCAATGGAAACGTATGGAGCAGGCACAAAAAATACAGGAAAAATACTTCCGATCCCACTGGGTATGAAATTGACGCCGCTTGACATTAAACTTTCCGACAGTCAGTTCATTGAACTGAAAAAATACTCAGCGCTTCAAATCGCAGCAGCATTCGGAATAAAGCCGAATCAGATCAACGATTATGAAAAAAGTTCGTATTCAAATTCTGAAATGCAGCAGCTTTCTTTCTATGTGGACACGATGCTTTTCGTTCTGAAGCAGTATGAAGAAGAAGTCAATTATAAGTTACTGACCGACGGATGTAAAAGGACAATATTTCAAACTGAATGAAAAAGTGCTGCTTCGCACTGACAGCAAGACACAAATGGAGATATTTGCAAGTGCGATCCAGAACGGTGTCGAGAAGATCAACGAGTGCAGAAGAAAACTTGATCTGCAAGATGCACCGGGCGGAGATCGCTTGATCGTAAATGGAAATTTTATTCCATTGGAAGAAGTCGGAAATCAGTACAAAGATAGAAACGCGCAACAGGAACAAACGCCGGGCGCGAATTCTATACCGTCAGAAGGTGATCCGCCAGACACACCGAAAGACGGAAGCCGGGGAGAAACTACAGAAACAGATCCCGACAAAGCAAAATCGCAGGAAGGAGGGGAAGAAGATGAAGAATAAATTCAGCTTCACGCGGAGAAATCCGAAAACAAAGAAGGTGGAAAATGTCGGATATATGGAGATCCGGAACGCGGCAGCAGGCAGCGGGATCGAGTTATACATATACGGCGACATCGTATCTTCCACATGGGACGCATGGAGTGTTGAAGACGTATGCCCGCAGGATATTGCGGACTTCATGGCACAGATCGACAACAACGCAAATATGACAGTATTTATCAACAGCGGCGGTGGAGATGTGTTCGCTGGAATTGCTATTCATAATATCCTGTCACGACATTCCGGTCATAAAACGGGCATTGTGGACGGGCTTGCTGCGTCGATTGCATCCGTGATCCTTATGGCTTGCGACGAAATTGTAATGTCTTCAGGTGCGCAGATCATGATTCATAAACCTTCATCAGTCGCATATGGAAACGCTGACGATTTCCGAAAATTATGTGACGAACTGGACAGATGCCAGAAAAGCATAACTGACATCTATATGCAGAACGTGATCGAAGGCGTGACAGAAGAAAAGATCACAGAAATGATAAACGCCGAAACATGGATGACAGCAGAAGAAGCAAAAACTGTTTTCAACATTAGCGTAGAAGAACGCCCGAAGATGGCTGCTTGCGTCAGTTGGATGGCGGACAGCTGGAAAAAGAAGCCGGAAGGTATTGAAACAAAATCAGTGGAAGATACCGAAAAAGACACAAAAGCGATCGAAGAAAATCTGATCGCACAGTTAGACCTTTATGGAATTTAATCAGTCAAGGAGGAAATGAAATGAGCAAAGAAGCAAGAGCGTTACTGAAGAAGATCAATGATAAAAAGAACGCGATCAGAAGCCTTCAGGCGCAGGGAAAAACTAAAGAAATGCAGGACATGTTCGACGAACTGAAGGATTTGCAGGCACAGTTTGAAATCCTTATGGAAATCGAAGATGAAGAGGATGAACACATCAAAGACAGTATGCAGCGCGGTAACACAAAGCAGATCAACGATGAAGACAAGAAGCCGACGAAGAATCAGATCGTTAAAGCGTTCGTGAACAGAATCGTCTGCGGACTGCACAGAAAGCCGATGGAGGAAGAAGATCAGAAAATCATGGACATGATGACTGAAGCGGATCCGAACGAAGACGAATCTGACGGCGGATTCACTGTTCCACAGGACATCAGCACAGACATTCAGAAATTACGAAGAACTTCTGACGATCTTGAAATGCTGGTAAATATTGAACCTGTCAGAACACTTTCCGGGTCCAGAGTGATCGAAAAAGATGCAGACAGCACACCATGGGAAGACGTGGACGAAGGTAAAGAATTCCCGGAAGAAAGCACACCGAAATTCCTTCAGATCAAATACAAGATCAAGAAGAAAGGCGGAATTCTGAAGACCACACGCGAACTTCTTCAGGATACGGCACAGAACATTCTGGCATATCTGAATAAATGGATTGCTAAAAAGTCCAGAGCGACCAGAAATGCGGCAATTCTGAAGAAACTGGATGAAATTACAACAGGAAAAGAAGTCGCAGTCGCAGACTTTGATGATTTCAAAGATGTGTTCAATGTGACACTGGATCCGTCTATTGCGGCATCTTCGGTTGTGATTACGAATCAGGATGGGTTCAACTATCTGGACAAGCTGAAGGATAAAGACGGCAAATATATTTTGCAGCCGGACGTTACTGATAAAACGATGATGCGTCTTTTTGGCGTATATCCGGTAAAGAAATTGAGTAACAAAACATTAAGAAGCGTTCCGGTGAAAAAAGGCGGCGATGGTGAGGACAAAGACGACATTGTTTCTTACAAATACCCGGTATACATGGGTGATCTGAAAGAAGCAGTAACACTTTTTGACCGCGAGAAGATCACAGTGGAACTTTCTACTGAAGCGGGCGATCTGTGGGCGAAAGATCTGACCGGAATCAAAGTCCGTGATCGCTTCGACGTGCAGAGTGTTGACGAATCTGCTGTCGTAAAAGGAATTATCACTGAAGCGGTAGCGGGATAAGAAAACGCAGCTTCTGAAAGGAAGGAGGAATAAAGGTGGCGAACATTAGTCTGAAGGAAGTCAAACAGTATATTCGTGTTGATTATACGGACGACGACGATCTAATCGAATTGATGATTGATGCAGTGATTGACGAAATGCAGGAACTGATCCCGAAGTTCGACGCCGAAAAGCCAACGAACAGACAGAAGCTGCTGATCTATGCCTATGTGAAAGAACTGTATGATAAACGCGGAAATATGACAAATTCACAGGAAAATATCAGATATGCAGTCGCTTCAATGATGTTGAAGGAAAGACTGAGGTGATCGGATGGCAGCAGGAAAAATCAGGATATTCAAAAGACGAACGGAAATCGTCACAGGACGCCGGAAAGAAAAGGATCCAGTGCTGTACTATTCGCCATGGTGCGACATCAAAGATCTATATGGTCAAGAATTATATGAAGCACTGGACAGAAGGCTTGAAAATACGATCGTATTTGAAGTTCGGTATTGTCAGAAGATCAAAGAAATGAAGCAGCATCTGAAAGAATATTTCATCGAATATGAAGGCGACATATATGACATATATGCATCGGACTTCAAGCAGAACGATCGACAGTATGTGCAGCTGAAGGCAAACAGGACAGACTGACGGGAGGGAATGCGATGGATATTGCTTTTGAATTTGTGGGATTCGATGAAACGAAAGCAGCAGTGGAAGCATTGTCTTCCAGCGCTGAAGTCGGAGCGCTAAACAAAAGAATATTCCAAAAAAGCGCAGATGTAACAGAACCACGAATGAAGTCACACATGGCAAGATCAGCAGACAATTCAAAATCCGGGAAAAACGGGTATCGCCCACCGGGACATGCTGCTGATAACATTCCGAAAAAAGCAACAACGAAAAAAGGCGAAGTCGGATGGAAACTAAACGGCGACGCTGAAAACTGGTTCTACATGAAGTTTGTTGAATGGGGAACGTCGAAGATGCCGCCGCGTGATTTCATAGCGAATACAAAAGAGGAATCGGAGCCGGACTATATTCTGATCGCAGATCAGGAGTATCAGCGGGCGCTGAATGAAAAGCTGGGAGGTTAAAAGATGGACGCAGTGGCAATGGCAGTAGAAGCCCTGAATCCAATTTCAAACAGAGGGATCATCGTTCAACAGGGCTGGTATGATTCAGCGATCAACGCGCTTCATGTAACAATTTGGAAATTGCGCGACTATCCAGCAGCACATTCAGACGACGGATGTGACGTGGAAGCCGCGTCGATACAAGTTAATATTTGGTCGAAAGAAGACCAGCAGGATCTTGTAAAAGAGATCAAAAAACTGATGAAGGCACACGGTTTTCAGTATACGGAAGGCAACGACAAAACAGAAACTGATACCGGGCTTTTCATCAATGCGATGCGCTTCGTAATAATCCACGAAGCAGAAGAAGAAGAAAAGGAGGAATAGAAAATGCCTGAAGGAACCACAACACAGACTATTGTGCGAAGCAGAACAGTATCTTTTCGCGACATCCATGTGGCGCTTGTCACAAAAAATAGCGAAACAGAGTATGCAGCAGATGTGCCGACAAAACTGGCAAGAGCGATCAAAGGAAAGATCGCTGATAAATTCACAACAGAGAAAATCTACAGCGACGATACTGTAGAGGATGTAAACATGTCATATCAGGGAACCGAAGTTGAAATCGAAGTGAATTCCCTTGCGCCACAGGATAAACAGCGCGTGCTGGGGCACATGTACGATAAAGGCTATCTTGTAAAAAATAAAAATGACATCGCGCCTGAATTGGCAATGGGATACCGCGCAAAGAAACTGAACGGGAAATACGAATTCGCTTGGTTATACTGCGGGCGATTCGGACAGGGATTTGAAGACAATTATGAAACGCAGGGAGAATCCACGACTACACAGACGGCGACGTTGAAGGGCGATTTCTACGAAAGACAAATGGACGGTCGCTACCACTGTAGCGTAGACGAAAGCAATCTGGCGGATTCCTATACGGAAGCAGCAAAAGCAATTAAAAACTGGTTCAGCGAAGTGCAGGAATATCCGGAAGGCGCTGAATAAAAGAAGGGCAGGAGGGCGAAACAATGGCAGCAGCTAAAGCAAAGAAAAGATCAATAATCATCGGTAACACTGAATATACAATGCCGCAGAAAATGAACACTTTGACATACATGAAGTACATCAAACTGCGCGATGAAATTATGAAAACGGAACAGCAGCAGTCGCTTTATACATACGATCAGTTTATCGAAATGCTGGACGTAATCGTGGAACTGTATGGAAATCAGTTCACCACGGAAGAAATGGTGAATGATCTGTCGCCGGAAGACATTATCATGGAGTTCGCGCTGATGGATGTCAGCGTCGGCAGCAAGGTAGATGAAAAAGTGGAGAAGTTCAAAGAAAATTTTACAAGTGGCAAGTGATGCCGGAACTGATATTGCCGTATGGACAGGACGAATATGTCTGTGCGGCAATTTCAGTAAAAATGTACAGACGATACACGGAAATCATGGAACGGAATGAAAGCGATCTGATCGAAGACGCTTTTGAAGCGAATCTTCAGATCCTGTCTGAAGTATTTGAAGTTCCGGCGCGGAAACTACAGTATGCGGAAACAGAAGATGTACTGACTGCGGTAAAAGAAATTCATTTCTTTATGCAGGAAGTAATCACAGCGAAGTTTCTGGAATTGAATCCAGAACGTCCGGAGCAGCAAGAAAAAGAAAAGTCAATATTCGATGAATATGACGAAGAAAACGGATACAACGACGAAACAGATGAATCGAACATCTGGAAGACGTGCCGGGAGAACATCGACAGGATTGTAAAACTATGCATCCGTGTCATGAAAAATTCGTATCAGCAGTGCATGGAATCGGAAATCATGAGCCTGCTTGACTATGTGGCATTCGAGATCAGAACGATTAAAGAAAATTAAGAGGAAAGGAGACGGGAAGCTATGGCTGATGTATTAGTCAGGATCAGGGCAGATTCAGCAGAATATCAGCGTGCTATGCAGCAGGCAGCAGCAGAAATGAAGAAGCTGACAGCTGAACACAGCCTTGCGTCTGCACAGGCGAAGCTGAACGGATCCGCGCAGGATGGTCTGAAAGCGAAAGTCACAGAATTGACTTCAAAAATGAGCCTTCAGAAAGACGTTATTGAAAAAAATGAAAAACAGTACGGAAATCTGAAGACACAGCTGGAATATCAGAAAACACAGCACGAACAGCTAAAAACGAAGGTTGACGCCGCGAAGAAGGCATATGAAGAAAGCGCGAAGGCGACCGGGGAAGATTCTGAAGAAACTCAAAAGCTGAAAGCAGAATATGAAAAATTAAATTCGCAGCTGACAGCAAGTGAAGCAAGAATCCAAAAGACAGAAACAGCGATCACGAAGCAGGAAGCAGCGGTCACATCGTCGAAGGCAGCGCTGGCAGAAATGGAAGCAGAACTTCGTCAGGTAAATGCAGAACTTGCACGCGCGCCGTTTGACGCATATGCGGAAAAGGCTGGAAAAGTTGGCGAAACACTGACAAGTGCCGGAAAAAAGCTGATGCCATTGACAACAGGGATCGCAGCACTTGGAACGGCAGCGGTAAAAACAGCTGCGGACTTTGATTCTGAAATGTCGAAAGTATCTGCAATATCCGGAGCGACCGGAAAAGACATGGATAATCTGCGCACAAAAGCACGCGAAATGGGAGCAAAAACAAAATTCAGTGCTTCAGAAGCTGCGCAGGGAATGCAATATATGGCAATGGCTGGATGGAAGACACAAGACATGATGGATGGTCTGGACGGCATCATGAATCTTGCGGCAGCTTCCGGCGAAGATCTGGCGTCTACTTCGGACATTGTTACGGATGCGCTGACAGCGTTCGGATTAAGTGCGAAGGATTCCGGTCATTTTGCGGATATTCTGGCAGCAGCTTCTTCAAATGCAAATACGAATGTTTCTATGATGGGCGAAACATTCAAGTATGCAGCACCGATCTGCGGCGCTATGGGTTATTCTGCGGAAGACGCTGCTGTGGCGATCGGTTTAATGGCAAATGCCGGGATCAAGTCCAGTCAGGCGGGAACGTCGCTGCGTGGAGCGCTGACGAATCTTGCAAAACCGACAGACACAGTTCAGGCAGCAATGGACAAGTATGGAATTTCGCTGACCGATAACAGCGGCAGAATGTTGACGCTGAATGAACTGATGGTTCAGATGCGCGAAAAGCTGGGCGGACTTTCTGAAGCAGAACAGGCACAGGCAGCGGCAGCGCTCTTCGGGAAGAATGCTATGTCCGGAATGCTGGCGATCATTAACGGCAGTGACGCAGACTTTGAAAAACTGACAAATGCAGTCGCAACATGTTCGGATGAAGTCGACGGATACAACGGGCAGGCTGAACGGATGGCTGCTGTGATGAATGACAATCTGAAAGGACAGATCACGATTCTTTTATCACAGCTTCAGGAACTTGCTATCAGCTTCGGGGAACTGCTGATGCCGTCGATCAGGAACATCGTGACGCACATTCAGAACTTCGTCGATAAACTTAACAATATGGATGAAGCGCAGAAAAAGAACATTATCCGCATAGGACTATTAGTCGCCGCCATTGCCCCGCTATTGATCGGCGTGGGTAAACTGATCACATTTACGGCGAATGTATCGAAGTCGATGGGATTTCTGGCGGAAAAATTCGTATTGGCAGGAGGTAAAGCCGGAATCGCGCAGAAAGCAACGGGATTGCTAACGAATGCACTGAAATTCATTGCTTCGCCTGCTGGCATTGCGATCGCTGCAATCGCTGCACTTGCTGCGGTGATTGTGACACTTTGGAATACAAACGAAGACTTCCGGAATGCTGTGACGAAAATATGGGAGCGGATCAAAAATGCATTTGCTACATTCACGGAAGGAATTCGGGAACGGCTTTCGGATCTTGGAATATCATTCAGCGACATCACTTCCACAATCAAAGCAGTATGGGAAGGATTCTGTAATTTGCTGGCGCCAGTAATTGAAGGAGCATTCAGCGCGATCGCGTCGATATTAGAAACAGCATTCGGCGTAATACTTGGAATATGGGATACTTTTTCGGCGCTATTTAATGGCGACTGGTCTGGTGCGTGGGAAGGGATCAAAAGTATATTTTCTTCAGTATGGGAAGGCGTAAAGGGAATCTTTTCAGCAGCAGTCGGGGCGCTTCAGGGCATTGCAAATGTATTCCTTGGCTGGTTCGGAACAAACTGGGAAACGGTATGGAGCGGAATCAAGTCATTTTTTGAAGGAATATGGAACGGAATCACATCGTTTTTCACGGGAATCTGGAATGGTATCGTGACGACGGTAACGACATTCTGTGAATCGGTACATACAACAATCACAACAATCTTCACTGCCGTGCAAACAACGGTAACGACGATATGGGAAGGAATCAAAAATGCAATTCAAGTCGCAATCATGTTCGTTGTGGAGGTTGTAAAAGGTGCATTCGATTTAATAACACTGCCGTTCCGATTTATTTGGGAAAATTGCCGCGACACAGTAACGGAACTGTGGGAAGCAATCAAAACGGCAGTATCTACGGCAATCAATGCACTGAAAGATAATATTATCACGCCAGTGATGGAAGCGATAAAAACAGCGATCAGCACAGCGTGGGAAGCGATCAAGACGGCAGTGACGACGGCGGTTAATGCCGTGAAGACAGTCGTGACAAATGTATTCAATGCCGTAAAGACAACAGTGACGACGATCTGGAACGGGATCAAGAGCGTTACGACGACCGTATGGGATGCAGTTAAGACGGCAGTGACGACCGTAGTAAATGCAGTGAAGTCAACAGTCACAAGTGTATTTAATGCAGTGAAGTCAACAGTGACGACGATCTGGAACGGGATCAAGAGCGTTACGACGACCGTATGGAACGCGGTAAAAACAGCAGTAACGACGCCGATCAATGCGGCAAAAACGGCAGTGACGACGGCGGCAAATGGCGTAAAATCAGCTATAACATCGGTATGGAATGGAATCAAATCAGCGACGACATCCACATGGAATGCTATCAAAAACGCGATCATGACGCCGATCAACGCGGCGAAGAACGCAGTCGGAACAGCAATCAGCGCGATCCGATCAAAGTTTAACTTTTCGTGGAGCCTTCCACATCTAAAACTACCGCATCCGTCTATCAGCGGACACTTCAGTTTAAATCCGCCTTCAGTGCCACACTTTAGCATTAGTTGGTATAAAAACGGAGGTATTATGACACAGCCGACAGTATTCGGGGCAGCAGGCGATACGCTACTGGCAGGCGGCGAAGCAGGCGCAGAAGCAATTCTTCCGCTGAAGCAATTCTACGATAAACTGGGCGAAATGCTGGACAAGAAACTGGAAGCGATTACAGGCGGTGTGAATGTATATGTTTATGTAACGATGGACGGCGAAGTAATAGCGACAAGAGTATATAGCAAAGTAGAAGATAAATTCATAGACGATCAGCAACGAAGGAGGTAGAAGGGAATGAAGATCAACGGGATCGACGTGCGAAAGTATGGCGCGAAACAGTTAAAAGTCGAGATCCGGCCGCCAAAGATGGCAGCATCCTATGAAATGATGACAAAGTCGCTTTTGCCTACAGAATACGAAACAGATATTCCGCTGGGATCAATGAATTTAATGATCTACTTTAGAGCAGAAAACAGGGCGGCATTGCATAGGACAATGTCGTCCTTCATGGAACTATTCAAAAATCCCTGTGTAATAGATGAAATCAAAGGGTTCAAAGGCAAATACAAAGCATATCTGACAGATGATTCATACAACAAAACACTGAAGAATCAGAAGTCGATTTTAGAACTTTCTTTCGATGGGTATTTCTTCGATCAAGAAAAAACAGCAGAATTCAACGGAAGAACAGATGGAAAACTATATGCAGAGGGTAGCAGAAACACATACTGTACAATCGAAATAACTGCAAGATCAGAACTGTCCGATTATTCGATAACGCTGAACGGCGAAACGTACATAGTGGATCGTCTGGCAGCAGGGAAAACAATCATAATCGAAGGGAAAACCGGGAAAGTAATAATGGACGGCGCAAATGCGTTCGATCATGTCGATATGTGGGAATTTCCCCGGCTGCATTCCGGAGAAAATATACTGACATTTTCATCTGAACAGGCGAATGTAAAAATCAGTTATACGCCTATGTGGTTATAGGAGGATAAGAAAATGCAGATATATGATGTTGATAAAAAGAGGATCGCAGTGATCGAGGATCCGGAAGATACAGAAATCATAAAAACGCTTTCGTCCGGAGATAAAAGTATATCATTCAGCTATCCGAAAAACGGAAAGTCAATCGGAGCGCTGCGGGTGGAAAATTACATTCGGACAAAGACAGATGAATATGTGCTGAAAAAGATAGAAACAGGCGACAAGAAGAACAAATATGTGGCGACACTGAATGTCGAAGAATTGCAATCAAAAGAATATCTGTATGGCTTTGCATCAGAAACACAGACAGCGCGCGCATGTCTGGAATTTGCATTTGAGGGAACAGGATGGACAGTCGGACGCTGCGAACTGACAAAACGCCGAACTGTAGACATCGAGGAAACGACGAACGCATGGAAAATTCTTCAGGAAGTTCTGGACACATACAGATGTGAATGCGTGATCCACAGTTTGCAAAAATCTGTTGATATTGTCGAAGCGATCGGGAGCGATCGCGGGGCGTACTTCATGGAAGGGTTAAATCTGCGGAAGTTGACAGTAAAATCCGACACATATGATTTTTACACGCGGATCTATCCGGTAGGGAAGGACGGGATCACGCCTGAAATAATACTGGGCGTTCCCTACATCGACAATTTCCAGTACAGCAAAAAAGTGATACCGCGATACTGGAAGGACGAACGGTACACGATCACGGAAAATTTGATCGAAGATGCGACGGCAAGGGTGGCGGCTGCATCAAAACCGTACACATCATATACTGCCGATGTCGCGGATCTGGCAGCACAAAGCAAGGAATATGAAATATTATCATACGACATCGGCGACATGGTAACTCTGGTGTCAAAAAAGGAAAACACAAAGGAAAAACAACGGATCGTACAGCTGAAGGAATACCCGAAACATCCGGAAAAGAATACATGCGAATTGTCGAGTGTATCAAAGACATTCGCACAGGTTCAGGCGGAAACTGAAGAACAGATGAAGTCGGATGCGATCAATGTATCGGAATCGCGGATGAAGCGAACACTGCGGGGTGGTTACTGGACAACAGAACAGGTTCAGGCAGCAATCACATCTTCAGAAGAAAAAATATCGCTGTCGGTGCAGGCAGCGAGAACCGAAGCGCGCGACATTGCGAATAAAATCGGAGAAGACGCGCGGGAATACACAGATCGTATGAATGACAGCATCGTCGAGAAGATGACGAATGAATATTCGACAAGGCTGGATCAGACAGCGACAGATCTGAATATTGTGATCCGATCACTGGAAAGTACAGTGACATCGCAGGGAAATGAATTCACAGAGTTCAAACAGGAAAACGAAACATTCTTTCATCACACGTCTGAAGGATTAGAGATCGGGAGGAAGCAGGATGGCGGACTTATGCCGTTTTCGACTATGCTTTCGGATGTCCGACTGGAATTCCGACAGGAAGGAAAAGCGGTAGCATATATTCAACATGACAAACTGCATATAACGAACGTCGAAGCTGTACGGAGATGGTCTGTCGGGGCTGCGGAAGACGGTGGATATTTCGACTTTATTTCTACAAGATACGGAATGGGCGTGAAGTGGCGTGAAGCACAGGAAGAAGATACTACGACAGTGCAAACAATGGCACTGAAGGCAAGATCTATCCGGCAGGAAGATTATGAACAACTGATTGACGAATCTGGTGTGTTTGAGGTGATAACAGTATGAGCGTAACAAGCAGAACATTATTAGTAACAAGTATATTAGACACACAAGCAGTCGTATCTGGTTCGGTATCTGGTGACACTACAACAATCACAAGCATAAAACTGATGCAGACGAAAGGAAACTGGTTCAGCAATATCACGAAGAGCGAAATGCCGAAAAAAATGATTATAGACGGCGTTCAATATATCTGGACGATCAAGTCCACCTTTACTGATAACTTTCTTGACGACACAGATACTTTTGTGAAAGAAGCCGTTCTGAATATCGGTACGAAGTTGGTAATCAATAAACCAATATTCAGCATTGCAACAGGTAAAGATCCAATAAACAGCCCGTATCCGGTAACATTTTCATTTTACGACATCGGAAAACACAATTCAGATGGTGTTTCTTTTCCTGATGGTGATTTTGAAATAGATGGGAAAACAGCACGGGAAATAGAAATATTCAATGAAAATGAAGACGGACTTTTCGGAACAGTCCTGACGAAAGATGCGACATATAGATTTTCGTGGGAGTTCGGGACGAAAAAATATCAGGTTGATAAGAAACTGGCATCAGGAGCAACGAACATAAAAGTCAGCTATACGCCGCCGATGTCATGGCTGTCGGAATTTCCTGCGCAGACATGGGGCGGATTTTACATGCGAATTCAGGTCATATTCGGAACGACGATTCACTGGGAGTATTACAAATATAACACAGCCCGCGTTCCGGACACATGCGTACCGGTAATCAATTCCATTAAGATTGCGGACACTTTGAACAGAGTTCCGGCAGACTGGGGAATGTTCGTGCAGGAAAACAGCAATGTAACGCTTGCGGAAATAGATATAACAAAATCATATAGTTCAGAAATCCAGTCAATCAAACTGACGGTAGGCGAAAAATCCTATGCCGGGACGCCACAGAATCTTCCAAAATCTCTGACACTACATGAATATGGAATAGTCGACGTGACTGTAAAAGCAACAGACGCAAGAGGAAGAACAGCGGAAAAATCAGCAAGGATCACTGTTGTAGAATATCATCCGCCAACGCTGTCAGCAGATTCGATGCGATGCGATCAAAATGGCGAAATAGAAAACGAAGGAATTTACTTTCTGGCACAGACAACGACTACATATTCAACGTGCAACGGCAAGAATACATTATCACTGTACATGATGTACAAGCTGACAAGCGAAACAAATTGGCAGCATTACACGGCACTGGAAACAGGCGTGCAGACTAAAGTATGCGGCGGGGATCTCGATACAGAATTATCCTATGATGTGAAGTATGTGCTGACAGACATGTTCAACACGATCACAGTCACAGATTTTGTGTCGACAGCGGCATACGCGATGCATTTTCTACACGGCGGACGCGGTGTGGCGTTTGGACATAAAGCAACGGAAGAGAATGCAGCGGATTTTTCTTTCAATGCAATCTTCAGGAATAACGTGACATTCACAAAAGCAAATGGCGATGAAGTCACTATACAGCAGATACTTGACAAAATTGGATTGTAAGGGGGTGAGATCATGGCACTGAAAAATGTAATTACAAAATTTGAGATCGAAATGTCTGGAAGCACGAAGCAGTATATGGTTAGTGCAAAACAGGGCGACCGTGCAACGCGGTACGTTGAAATCACACTGTTATCAAACGGCGAACAGTATGAGATTCCAACCGGATCGGCAGTAACGGCGTACATCCGAAAGCCGGATCGAAAGCGTGTATATACTGCCTGCACATTCGACGGATCGAAGGTAACACTGGAATTGACATCGCAGACACTGGCAGCAGCAGGAACGGCGAAGTGTGAAATCGAAGTGAAATCTGCTGATCTGGAACAGGTAATCACGTCGGTAACATTTGAAATCGAAATCGAACCGATGGTGAAAGACGAAGATGCGATTCTTTCCGGTGATGAAATGTCGATTCTGGACACAACGCTGAAGCAGTATGCGCAGGCGGAAACGGCGCGCGTGAATGCAGAGAATGAACGCCAGAAGAATGAAACAGCCCGGCAGCAGGCGGAAACGGCGCGCGTGAATGCAGAGAATGAACGCCAGAAGAATGAAACAGCCAGGCAGCAGGCGGAAACGATGCGTGTGAATGCAGAGAATGAACGCCAGCAGAATGAGACAGCCCGCGAAGATGCGGAAGCAGTACGGCAGCAGTCAACAACTGAAGCACTTAAAAACGCACAAGAAGCCGTCAAGCTGGCAAATCAAATCAATGAAGCGTCGTACATTCTGGACGCTGACACAGGAACGAAGTACGCATACGCAATCTATGCAGCGGCAGGCAAACCGCACATGTCACTGACAAAAATCACAGAATAGGAGGAAAAAAAGATGGCAGATATGGATTTGATTTTCCCGTCATATGCGCAGCATGAGCGAATGACGGCAGCACTGGAAGCGATCGCATTGAATGGCGGCGCTTCGTCCGACGCGACGCTTGATGCAGCGTGTCAAAGCATTCTGGATGGAAGGAACACGACGCGTGTATTTTGGGAATATTTTCCGCGCGCTATGGCAGCAGAAGGCGCTGACAGATATGACGTACTGTGCAGGTTCGCGAAGGCAGCAGCACAGGCATGGAGCGGGAAAACATACACACTTCGCAGTTATGATCCGGCAGTGTCCGGGAACACTGCAATGACGCCGATGGATGATCTTGCGAAACTGTCCGCCGCACAGCTGTGTACAGTTTCAACGGAAGCAGTAGAAGATTGGGCTGACGAAGATCCTATGACATGGTATATCCGGGCAAATGCACTGTCAAAGGCAGATGGCACAATGGACATCACATATTTTGAAGGCGAAGAAGGATTTGACATCACAGGAGAAGAAGCGCCAGTGTATACATTTGCCTTGTCTCTGTGGATCAAAGAATGGAACGATGGAACATACGACTACATTTCATTCCGTACCGCGAAGGGAGCAGGCTATTATCCGGATGCTGGCGACGTGGATCCGGAGAACAAAAAGCGCCCGATCACATGGCATCCGACATTCCCCGGCGGATTAAACAGCAAAGGGGCATTGACATCCGGTGCAGGGATCCGCGCCTATAATTTCGCGTCAGCTTCAACGGGTATCACAAAGGCAAGACAGATGACACTGTATGAAGGACTGTGGAACGATTGCGATACGCGATATGTGCTGCGCATGTGGCAGCTGCGCCACTGGGATCTTGAAAACTCAGGAATCGCGGAAGGCTGCACAAACTACAACTATCAGTATTCGCCAGCGCTGTACGAAGAAAATGTGAAACGTGTGCTTCTGGCAAATTCACAGGGGCAGAATTTTGTAGTGGGTTCAACTGTGTCGATCGGTGACATGGGATCAAACACAAATCTGGATCGCAGCAATGCATACATGCGAAACATTGTCGATCTGGTAAAGATCGCATCTATTGAAAAAGTAACTGTAGATGATGCAGAGTACACAGCGATCAATTTAGAGATTGACAGCACGATCACAACAACAGCGACTACAAAGATTTCTACAATGCCGTGGCATTCCGGCGCGACAGAACTGCTTCCGGGACACAAAGACGGATGTCCGCATGGATTGACAAACGGGAAAAGCCCGCTGCGTGTAGCAGGAATCGAAGTGCTTGACGGCGCGTACGCGATCGGTCTAGATCCGTTATATCAGTGTACCGCGAATGATGCCGGGGGATTCGATTATTCAATTTTTGAGTGTAGAAACAGTGAAAATCAAACTGGATCCGTAACAGCAAACTATGTTGATACTGGACTGACATATGAAGGAATGCCGTCCGGATGGAACTATGTGAAAGCATTCATCAAGACGAAACTGGGCGTCCTGTTCCCGAAATTGATCGGCGGATCTTCTGCGACTTATATGAAATCGGCTTTCGCCGGGGCGATCTCTGCTGGCGTGCGCTGCCCGTGGCGTTTTTGTGGCTTGAGCAACGGCGGGGATGCGGGGCTTGCTGGTGAGCGTGGCAACCTTTCGCCGTCGTCTGCGGACTGGTATGGTCGTCCGCGACTTTCTGGATCGGGTAAAAAGCGGGGTGAATGGACTGCATAGCAGTCCAGAGGGGGAAGTCCCCTCAATAAAAAAACTGGTATGCAGGCGTAGGATCGGCTTTCTACGGGACGAACTCTGCTGGCGTGCGCTGCCCGTGGCGTTTTTGTAACTTGAACAACGGCGGGAATGCGGGGCTTGCTGGTGAGAATGGCAACAATTCGCCGTCTAATGCGAACTGGAATGGTCGTCCGCGACTTTATTGTACGAAGGTATGATCGAAAGATCTTGCTGAAATGCGTCTGCATATCGGCGCGAAAGCGAAAGTCAGTAAAACCGGAAATCACGAAAGTGGTGATTGCGTCCGTGGGGCGCGGTCGTGGCAAGTAGTAACAAGGATGCTTCTGCTTTAAGGAGCGACCGTAACCGAACGTCACTTCACACATAAAGTAAAATTATGCACACAAAGAGATACAAAAAATTTACACGAAAGATCTGCGAAGAAGCTGTGATCGAATGTTTCAAAGGGAAATGGAGAAGAAACGATGTACTGACATTTATTGAAAAGTATGCAGGGATCAGCAGAATTGACATCCGGATCGACGATCTGTCCGGATCATGGAAGTATAAAAGCGAAGCTGTGGAAGCGATAGGGCTTGCACTATATGGAATTGTAGAAGATCTGATCGAATACGGCATAGAACCGGAAGACATGATTCCGGTAGTGATCCGGCAGCGCCCGGACGGAATGACCGGAAAGATCAGAGACATCGCGCTTCTGTGCATTCTTCATCAGCTGTTAGGTCATCTTGTGAAGCTGATGATCGAACCACTAATCAACGCCCGGTTGCTGCCGACGCAGCACGCCAGCATACCAAAGCGCGGACAGACAATGCTGAAAGATCAGATGCACAGATACTTTCTGAAGGAATCACTGGGAATCGAATATGTTCGGAAAACTGACGTAGTTCACGCATATCAGACACTGATGTATAGCGTATGCGTGGATCTGGTGAAGTCAGAAATCCCGAAGGCGCGGTACGCAATCGGAATAATGGAATATTTAGGACGACAAGCACCGGGCGGTCATCTGATTATAGGCGGATATTTGGACGCATGGCTTTTCAATTATGCGATGTCATATGCGATCCGGTACATCTACACGCTGGGATCCACACGAAGAGGGAAGAAGATCCCGTATGTGATCCGATGTGGGACGTTCATGGATGACTTTTCGATCACATCTGCTTCGATCAAAGGCGAACAGCGGGCAGTGAAGGCACTTGACAAATGGTTCAGGAAGAATATGCAGATCGAACTGAAGGAAACGACAGGAATTATCAAACTGCTTCCGATCGAAGAAGAAAAACGGCGGAAGACGTTGGAAAAGCCTTCACAGCGCGGCGTCCCTATGCTAGACATGGCAGGATATAGAATCAGCCGCACACATGTGACAATCCGACGACGGGTATTCAAACGGGCACGTCGGCAGCTGATAAGAGGATATAGGGAATTAAAGAAAGACGGGACACTGCGCAGGGATCGGGCACAGAAGATCATTTCATATAATTCCTACATTGAACAGTCTGATTCATTCGGGCTGATGGAAATGTACCATGTGAAGGAACTAATGGAAGTAGCAGAAAAAGTGAACAGCTTCTATGGATGGCTGAATAATCAGAGAAGGAGGAAAGAACTACATGATTTACTTGAACGTAGATGCAGACAGGAAGCCGGATCGGGTAACAGTGGAACAGCTGCCGGGCGGAATCCGGACGATCAGGCTTGCGGACAATGTGGAAGAATACAGGCAGGAGGATGCGAAGGATCGGAAGATGTACCGTTTTGACGAAGTTGTATTTGATCTCCCCGAAAATACGCAGGACACGAAGGAAGAGATCGAAGAGAATTTCGCGAAATGGTGGGAATACGGACAGAAAGATCACGACGCAGAAGACCAGACGTCGCCGGATCCGATTGATCCGGAAGGAATGACAAAAGCGGAAATGCAGTCGGCAATCCGCGGACTACAGAAGCAGAACGCCATGCTGGAAGAATGTCTGATGGAAATGTCAGAAATTGTCTATGCGTAGGCTTATTATGCGAATTCTATTCGGGAAGGAGGGTGAAATGATGATGGCTATGCTGTGGGCGCAGAAGATTATGTACGCAGAAACACAGGAAGAAGCGACAGCACTTTATAAGCGCGTGCCGCGTCTTCTGAAAGAGAAGGTCAAAACAATTTTGATCGAAAGCGGAATGGAAGACATTATCGCTGAAGAGTAAAAAGGGGGAATGCATATGGACAAAAAAGTGCGCGCTGAGCCGCGGGAGGGCGGAGCCGGAAGCACATTGGAAATCGTGGACATGCTGTGCAGCGTGACGCAGGATCTGGCGGACATTGTGCGGAAACAGGCTACATTGATAGAACAGGAAAAGATCGCTTCGGCGATCTATCCTGAACTATGCGAACGTCGGAAGACGGCAGAAAACGAACTGGACATAATTGAACAGAAACTAAGGAGGTTATGAGAATATGAAGGAAGGAATTTGCACAGCTGCGGGGATATTCGGAAGTATGATCGCCGCGGTATTTGGCGGATGGGATGAAGCGTTGATAACTCTGATTATTTTCATGGTAGTAGACTATATTTCGGGAATGATTGTAGCAGGAGTATTCCACAACAGCAAGAAGACGGCGACCGGGACGCTGGAAAGCCGGGCAGGGTGGAAAGGTTTATGCAGAAAATGCGTGACACTTCTGTTCGTAATTGTAGCGGAAAGGCTAGATGTTGTGATGGGCGTCGATTACGTCCGAAATGCAGTCATTATCGGATTCATTGCAAATGAACTAATTAGTATTGTTGAGAATGCAGGATTGATGGGAATTCCGCTTCCGAAAGCGATCCAGAATGCAATCGACATATTAACAGCGAAGTCGGAAAAGGTGGGCGATACAAAATGACACAGAAAGAGTACACAGGAAGTATTGCGAAGTATGTGCAGAAGTATGCTTCGCAGTATGGGATAATGGTACATAGTGCGCCTATTGCGATGGCAATGAATGAAAGTGGTGTGTGCGGTGAGTCAATACTTGCCGCCACATATCACAATTATCACGGACTGAAGTGCGGGACGAAATGGATAGGAAAATCTGTGAATCTGAAGACAATGGAAGAATACACGAAGGGAACGCTGACGCAGATCAGAGACAATTTCAGAGTATTCGACAACATGGAAGAAGGCGTAAAAGGATTCTTTGAATTCATTCAGCTTCCACGGTATCAGAATCTGAAAGGGATCACGGATCCGAAGAAATTTCTGGAAACAATTATCGAAGACGGGTATGCAACAGACAGCCACTATGTAGAAAAGTGTATGGCGCTGATTAAGCAATACGATCTGACAACGTATGATGTAAAGGCAAGCGCCGGAAAGGATGTGGATAAAATGGCGTATTCAGCACAGAAGGTAGTAGATACCGTTAAAAGTTGGGAAGGAAAGAACGAAGCAGATGGATCATATAAATTCATCATTGATATTTATAACAGGCTGACAGGTACGCAGCTTCCGCGTGGCACAAGTATGCAGTACGGATGGGCGTGGTGCGCCTGCACATGGTCTGCGATCGCTGTGCTTCTGAATTACCTGAAGATTATGCCAGTAGAAATTAGCTGCTATTATATCATAGAAGCAGCGAAGAAAATGGGCTGTTGGGTAGAAAATGACGCGCACATACCGGATCCGGGCGATGCGGTATTATATGACTGGGAGGATTCCGGCGTCGGAGACAATACCGGAAATCCGGATCATATCGGTACAGTCATCTATGTAAGCAAAGAAGATGGATACATGGTCGTAATGGAAGGAAATTACAGCAATCGTGTGAAGGCGCGGACGATCTCGCTGAACGGAAGATATATTCGCGGCTTCATATGCCCGAAATACGACGAAAAAGAAGTCGCGCCGCCAGCGCAGGAAAGCGGACTGTCAATCAGTAAGGTAGCACATGAAGTCATTGCCGGAATATGGGGCAACGATCCCGAAAGGACGGCAGCACTGACAGCAAAGGGCTACAATGCTAAAGAAGTGCAGGCAGAAGTGAACAGGATCTTGAACGGATCCGCAGCGACGCCAGCAGGGGGAACGCAGAATCAGCCGACATCAAAGAAGGTTACTGCCACTTGCTATGCAAGATACGAAGATACGTCGCTTGCTGGTACATATGTGACAACTGCAAATCTGTACTGCCGGAACGATGCCGGGAAGAATAAAAAAGCACTGTGCCTGATCCCGAAGGGAACAGAAGTGCATTGCTATAAATATTATAATGTTGCAAATGGCGTGAAGTGGCTGTACATTCAGTTTTCGCTGGAAGGCGTACTTTATACCGGATTCAGTTCAATCAATTATCTGAAAAAGAAATAGGAGGGCAAAACATGTTCTATGTAGGAAACGAATTCAACAAAGAGGAAAATAAACCGTATAAGACGATCGACGGCGCAAAGAAGGCAGCGGACAAAGCGGGCGCATTCGTATTCGACGAAGAAGGTGTAAAGGTACATCCGATCAAAGTGCAGCTGACGGACGAAGTTCCGGACGGGGCGCTGGAAGTAAATGAAGACGGATCCGTGAACACATACAACGAAGACGGGGAAAAAGTAGGAACTGCCACACCGGAAGAAGTGCAGGCTGCAATGGATCAGATCACGGAAGAGGACATCCAGCAGGCGGCAGCAGCGGCGAAAGCAGATGATTCTGAAGACGATCAGGCTGCAATGGATCAGAACGCAGAAGACGGCGTGCAGCAGGCGACGGCAGCAAAAACGGGAGATCCTAAAGTGATGGAAGTACATGGAAAGATTCGCCG